ACAGGCTTCGGCGCGGGTGCCACTGATGAACTGGATGAGGAAATTGGCAATATAGCCACGCAGCGCTTCGCTGGTGCGATCATCATCGACGACCCGATAAAACCCGAAGACGCGCTCTCTGATGCCCGCAGGGAGAAGATAAACGAGCGATTTGAGACGACCATCCGCAACCGCGTGAATTCACGCAACACGCCCATCGTCATCATCATGCAGCGCACACACAAGCACGACCTGACGGGCTACCTGCTGGAGAAGGAGCCGGGTGAGTGGCGGGTGCTCTCACTGCCGGCCATCATCACGGATGAGAACGGCGAGCACGCCCTGTGGGAGTTCAAGCACACCCTTCCGGAACTGTACAAGCTCCGAGAGATAAACCGATTTGTCTTTGAGACCCAGTACATGCAGAACCCCATGCCGATGGAGGGCTTGCTGTATGTGGATGACCGGTGGAAGGAGTACGACACCCTGCCGGTTACGAATACGGCCATCCGGCGCAACTGCACAGATACGGCGGACAAAGGAAGCGACTGGCTCTGCTCGATCTGCTACGTGGAGACGGAGCTTGGCAACTTCATCACCGACGTCACGTTCACCCAGTCGCCGATGGAGGAGACAGAGAGCGAGGTGGCGCGGATGCTGCATGCCAACGGGACCACGCAGGCGGACATCGAGGGCAACAACGGAGGTAGGGGCTTTGCCAGGAACGTGGAGTCAAAGTTACGAATCTTAGGCAACACCACATGCAGGGTGAGCGACTTTGCCCAGACAGCCAACAAGGAGACACGCATACTCACCAGCTCGGCGGCAGTCCAGAACATGACATACTTTCCCAGTGGATGGCGGCAGAGATGGCCGCAGTTCTACGGGCAGCTGTCCGGCTACATGAGATCAGGGCGCAACGCCCACGATGACGCGGCCGACTGCCTGACGATGACCGTCGAGCGAAGAGGGGAGAGCAGATACCAGTCATTCGATGGCGAGGTAGATGGCGACGCAATCACGCAGGTGCACCTCAACCTGAACGGTCGTGCATGGTATTGCGTGGCTGTCATCAAGGATGGGGTGACATACATCACAGATGGTGGCGTGTATGATGGGCAGAAGCTAAGCGGAGAGGTGCATGTCGAGGCAGACGCCTCAACGATGGCGAAGGCATACGCACTCCGAGAGACATCGGACGCGCACCTTCGCAAGGACACACCAAACAAGCAAGGGTTCATGGATCAGTGGAGCGAGGCGGTGAAGGAGTTCCGCTTCCGTGCGGGAATGGGTGAGCTTTACGACAACCTGATCACATACGACAGAACAAGCACATACGAGGCAATGTACCTGCTCTGCAGGGTGGCCGAGCGTGTTGCGAGATTAAAGATAAATGCTTAACTTTGTAATGCAGTCAGCTGCAGCCGTGTTAAGATGCACGGCACCCAAAGAATACTCATACGGATTTATTTTAGGATTGGGAAGTGGCAGCGAACCTGCCACTTTTTTTGTTATGGAGATAATCGACAAACTAAAGCATGGGCTTGGCATCAGCCGAAAATCACTCAACCCCATCAACGTGGTGCACTCATACACCCGCGAGGTTGACGGCCACTGGTATTTGTCCAAGCGCGTGGGTAACCGTGAGCGCGTGACGTTCGACATGAGGCTGGATTCCGAGAAAGCCAGGGCACTCATGCTGTGCGCACCGTTTTACATGGTGTGCGACCGTCTGGGCGCAATGGCGTCCAGGGGAAACGTGCTGGTGACGGATGCCGACGGCAACGAGCGTGCATCGTCCAACGAGCTACGCGCACTGCTGGCACGGCCGAACCCACTTCAGACCTGGACGGGCTTCATCAAGCAGGTGGAGCTGCAGCTATCTGCGTTCGGCTACTGCCCGATCGCACTTGTCAGGGCGACCGCCACAAGCACGCCGAAGGCTATGTGGGTCGTGCCTGCCGAGCGTTTCAGATTGTACGGCACGGGGAAGCTGTACGCGCAGTATGATGCGAAGGATGTGATCGAGAAAGCCACCATCCGCACGGGAGCACGTGAGGAGGATGTGTACACGCTGCAGCCATACGAGTACTGCCTGGTATACAATTCGCAGTTCATCGTCGGCGACGACAAGAAGCACCTCATCGACTTCATCACACCGTCCGACTCACTGAGCTCGGCGGTTAGCAACTGGACGGCGGCTATGGCAGCCACTCACACATTGCTGGTGAACGGAGGACCGAAAGGAATCCTGTACAGCGACTACACCGACGAGATGGGCAACAGCCAGCTCTCACGCAACGAGGAGCGCGAGGTGATGGACCGCTTCCAGCAGAACTACGGCCTGGTCGGGCAGGACTACCCAATACTGGTGACACGCTATCGGCTGGGGTGGCTGCCGCTGGACTACAACTCAGACCAGCTCAAGCTGGCTGATACCGACGACCGCGCGACGAAGGCGATATGCAACGCGCTGGGCGTAAACTACAACCTGTTCGACGACGCGAAGTATGACAACCAGGAGAGTGCCAAGAAGGGCACCTATCAGGACATCGTGATACCCGACGCGAAGAAGATCTGCGAGGCACTGACGCGCAGCATCTGTCGCCAGGGCGAGTTCATATCAATGGACTTCTCCGAGGTCGAGTGTCTGCAGAAGGACCGCAGGGCTATGGCCGAGGCGGTCAGCCAGGCGGCCAACGCGTACGGGAAGCTTGTCAGTGACGGATTGATAACCATCGAGGAAGCAAGGCAGGGGCTTGCCGATTACATCGACATCGACCCTGCCTCTCCTCTAAACATACAAGGCAATGATTAGAGACATCAAGAAGCTGGGCATCCAGCATTTGCAGGTAAGCGCGAAGGACTACGCCTACGACGGCGAGAGCCGCACGATAAGCGGCTACGGCGCGATATTCAACAACGTGGACCGCGACGGAGACGTGCTTCTTCCAGGGTGCTTTGCCAAGAGCATCGCGGAGCGCGGACCCGAGAGCGACGCCAACGGCAAGATCTTGTTCCTTTGGCAGCACGACACCGACGAGCCGCTCGGACGTATCACCGTCCTTAGAGAGGACGAGAAAGGGCTGTACTTCGAGGCTGTGATTGACGAGATAGAGCTGGGCGACCGCTGTATCAAGCAGCTGGAGAGCGGCACACTTAACCAGTTTTCTATCGGATTCAGCTACGTTTGGGACGCGGTGAGGTACGACGACATCCGCGACGCCTACATCGTTGGCGAGGTGAAGCTCTACGAGATCAGCGTGGTCAGCATAGCCGCCAACCCTGAGACCGAGTACCTGGGACTCAAGGGTGAGGGACACGACCCCGTCGATGACCTGAACGCTGAGCTGGCAGCCTTTCTGAAGGGCATGCCGATAGAGAGACAACAGAAGTTACAAAGCATAATGGCGAAGGCAATCTCACTTGCATCGAGCAAGCCGGCGAAGGAGCCACTTGCAAAGGAGCAGGCCGAGGCACCGAAATCCATCTTTGACTGTTTTATAATTGATTGACTATGGCAAAGAAATTAGTTGACTTTTTGAAGGACGCATCCGAGGAAGATGTGAAGAAGTTCGAGGCGATGGACGAGGTTATCGCCGACAACGTGAAGGAGGCGAAGTACGACGACACCTCCATCAAAGAGAGCATTAAAGGACTTGAGGATACAATCACGGATCTGAAGTCCAAGTTTGAAACAAAAAACGACAAGGAAATGAGAAAATCAATCGAGGCTCAGTTGCGCGAGCAGCTTAAGAGCTATATCAGCATCGTTGAGGGCGTGGAGAAAATCGACCTCAAGCGTGCTATCAACGAGAATGGCAAGGACCTGCGCCTGAAGCTTGACATGAAGGCTGCAGGAACCATCACAACAGGATCCATCCTGTATCTGAACGCAGCAAGCGACGACAACGCAGTTCTTCCTTTGCAGGAGAACGTATTGCGTCTCGTTTCTGATGTTACTCCATCCAGCGCACGCGCTATCACAATCGCCGAGATCGCAGCAGGTGAAGGTGACGCAGCCGTCGTTGCCGAGGGTGCTGCAAAGCCTCAGATGGACACTGACTATACTGAGAGAACCATCCAGGCTGTGAAGATCGCCGTATGGGAAAAGTTCAGCGAGGAGACTCTGTACGACTTCCCTGCATTCGTTTCAGAGTGCATGCGCATCATGCTTTCACGCGTTCGCCTGAAAGAAGAGAGCACCATCCTGGGTGGCGTGAGCCTTCCGGCTTACACATTGACAGGCTTTGAGGTTGCTACTCCTAACTACTTCGACGCGATCGTCGCTGCATACACTCAGATTGCTTCCGCTTCAGGAATGAGCTTCCGCCCGAATGCACTCATCCTGAACCCTATCGACTTCTCGACAATCCTGAGCACGCAGACA